GGCCTACAAAGCCGTAATAAATAGAGGATAGACAATATGGGTAAACCTAGAGATTTAGCAAACGTAGTTGCTACTGGAAATATACTTGCTGACGGTGCAGTAGCTCCTGCTGAATTGACAGGTGTTACGTCTACAGCAGCAGAAATAAACATACTAGATGGAGTAACTGCAACTGCAGCAGAGTTAAACTTACTTGATGGTGTGACTGCTACCACTGCAGAGCTTAACCATGTTGACGGTGTTACATCTAATGTGCAGACACAGATGGACACTAAAGCTCCTGTAGCAAGCCCAACGTTTACTGGTACTGCTACTGCTCCTACTGTCAATGCCTCTACAGCCTTACAGATAGGTGGTGTAGCAGTAACAGCTACGGCTGCAGAACTAAACAAGATGGACGGTGTAACTGTCAGTGCATCTGACATAAACACTGTAACAGCAAAAGCTCCTACTGCATCTCCTTCATTTACAGGCAATGCTACAATTACTGTTACTGATAACTCTGATGCCCTTACACTTATAAGCACAGATGCAGATGCAAATGTTGGCCCAGTTTTAAACCTATATAGAAATAGTGCTAGTCCTGCCGATAATGACGTATTAGGTCGTGTTCTTTTTAAAGGCGAAGATGATGCAGGGAATGAGGCTACTTTTGCTAGAATAGAAGCTATAGCAACAGATGTTAGTAATGGCAGTGAAGATGGCAGAATAGATTTTATTACTGCAAAAGATGATGCGTTTAATGTCGCTCTTAGTGTGGTAGGAGATAAAATTGGCATTGGAACAACTGTGCCTTCAATGACCTTAGATGTAGATGGATCAAGTGGTGGTAATGATATAGTAAGATTTAGTGGGCCTAATTCTGGTGGTTTAACATTCCGTAACGCCACTTCCAATGAGTTTATTTTGCATACCGCAACATCAGATGCATTGATATTTGGAACAGCAGGTAACAATGAACGTATGCGTATAGACGCAAATGGTGATGCAAGTTTTACAGAAGAATTAATAGCTAAATCATATAACGAAACATATGTAAGTTTATCTGCAGGTTCTACTGTTGATATTAACAATGAAACAGGGAATGTATTTGCTTTAACGACTAATCAAAATACAACACTTACATTTAGTAATCCACCTGCTTCAGGTACATCTTACGGTTTTACACTTAAACTTACAGCAGGTGGATCACACACTATAACATATCCAAACTCTGTAGACTTTGCAGGTGGTACAGCCCCAGATGCTCCTGCATCAGGTGAGACTGACGTGCTTGTATTTTTTACAGTTGACGGTGGTACTAATTGGTATGGTGCTATAGCAATAGATGCTGCAGGGTAATTAGTAGGTAAGGTATAAAGTATGGCTATAAATTGGGCTAGAACAATGTTCGGTGCTGCAGGTGCAGGTGGCAGTAATGAATGGTATGTACAAGGAAGAGCATATGGTAATCCTCCATATTCTTACTTTGCTAATAGGTATAACAATGTAATTGTAAATCAAAATACAGGAAATATTTACACACTAAGAGTTCACAGTAGACCTGGAGTAAGTAACGAAAGATATTGGGATGAGTGGTCAGCAGATGGAAAAAATATTAAGTCTGCTAGTGGGATAACAAATCAAGCAAATAAAGTATATGTTGGTTATCCTAAAATAGATCACGACACGTCAAATACTTACGACTTTATAGAACCTTCTGGGCAAACAGGAGCATCATCTACTAGATACACAGATGTCGGAAGTGGTTCTAGTCCGTATGGTAATTATAGAAATTTTAATAGTGCATATCTTTATAGTGGGGGTTATTGGAATAATAGTTCAAATGTTAAAACTTATAATATAGGCAATAGAACATATCAAGCTAAAGGTTCTAACAATCAAGGGGGTGCTGTAGGATCTTGGCAACACACGTCTTCTAGTTACCCTTTCAGTTTAGTTCCAGGTCATTATAACACTTACAATAGTACTCCAGGTGGGGGCAGCTTTGTTGAAATGTTTCCTATAAACCCTGCTAGTCAAAGCACAGATCACTTAGTATGGCACTCTTCAAATTATCACACTTACGGTTACAGATTAGATAGTAATTTACACACAACAGGAACAAACAATGCGTTTAGTTATCCATCAGGTTCACTTAACCAATACTGGGCTACTGGGGCAATTGATAGAGATAATGACACAATTTATATGGCAAAGTCCACTCAAATTTGGCAGTGGAATTACTCAACTAATGCTAGAAAACTATGGACTGTACAAGGTCTGACTGGGAATCCCAGATTACAATCTAATTGGTTACATGTTCAGAATGGTTATTTATATCATTTTTTACCTACAAGTTCAGGAGGTTTACACCTTTTAAAAATGGATACTAGTGATATTAGTTCTAGCCCACAAGCTTATTTAATTAAGGATACTTCAGGATATGGAGCACCAGGAAATAATTATATAGCAAACCAAGAAGGATTCTTAGTAGAAGGACCGAATACTTATTTAGGTGACACTGACTTACTTGCTTTAGGATTTTCTAACTATGACAGTACCTCCAGTGGCTCTCAACAAAATTCAAACTTAGCTATCGTTAAGTGGGATAACATACCTGAAATTGCAACTCATGGAAATAATATAAGTGTTGCAAGTGCTAGTCTATCGTTATCAGGTGGAAATTCGTTTGGAACAAGTGGAAATTCTACAAACAGAGGAAGCAATGGTTTATCTAATCAGTATCAAAATGCTCCAAACAATTCAACTGCTTACTTTAGTAGTGTTACTTTTCCTTCTCAAGGGGGTAATCCTAGCACTAGTGTAGGTCCACTAAATTTATAAAATGATTGGCTTTTATTTTTTTGTTTGGTACAATGACTTGTTATCAAACAAAGGAGAATTGACATATGATCGAACTAGATAAAAAAGAAAAAGTACATCCAAACAGAGTTGAAGTTTTACCACAATATTTTTATAGATTTTTGTGTGATAAATCTACTACAGAAAAATCTTTAGACGTGTTAAAAAACATGGACTATCATCCAAACATAAAAAATGAAACTTCTTTTGATCATAGACTTGAAAGAAATGAAGAGTTAAAAGATTTATTTATTTTTTTTGAACACTGTTTAAATGAAGTTAAAGAAGATTTATATATGGAGTGTGACGAGTTAAAAATTACTCAAGCATGGGCTAACAAATCCACAGAAAATCAAAACCACCATTGGCACAATCACCCAAATTCTTTTTTAAGTGCAGTGTTTTATTTAACTGACTCACCCATGCCCACTACTTTTGCTATAGGAGATATTTGGAGTCCTCAAAAAAACTTTAGTGGTAACTTAGATTTAAATGTAAGATCGCAAGTTGCCCCTATATACCATAAAGAAGACACCGTAGCAGGTAATTTAGTTTTATTTCCTTCAGTCGTAGACCACTGTGTTGATTCTTTACACGAAGGTATGGAAGATAGATACACAATTTCTTTTAACACTTTTCCAGAAGGTACTATTGGAAGCTATGGATCACTGGCAGGTTTGACTATTAAAGTGGATAATAGTTAATATGCTAAAAAATTATATAAAAAAATATCAGCTATTAAGTAAACAACAGAGCAAAGATATTATAGTTGAACATAAAAATGCACCTTGGCAAAAACATACTTGGAATAAAAACGTAGATAATTCTAATCAGTCCAAAGATAAAGACCCTGAAGTTTTATATATGGATCAGAAGTGGGCTTTTGTTATATACAAAAGTTTAGAAAAAAGTATACATGATTATTTTACAACTGTTTCTGATGGTAGTATGTACACAAAAACTTTTTCTACACCTCGTTTTAATAAGTATGATGTAGAACAAAAAATGGATTATCATGTAGATCATATTCATAGTTTATTTGATGGTCAACACAGAGGTATTCCAATATTAAGCATAATTACTTTGTTAAATGAAGATTACAAAGGTGGTGAATTTTGCTTTAAACTGGATGGTAAAGAAGTAGAGTACAAATTAAAAACAGGAGAGTGTTTAATATGGCCTTCCTTGTTTATGTACCCACACTATGTAAAGCCTGTTACAGAGGGTACACGTCAAAGTTTTGTAGTATGGGCTTTTTAAAAAATATTTTCAATAAAAACAGTATTAGGCTAATAAGGTAAAAACATTAGGGCAGAACTTACATCTTTTACGCAATAGCCTAACATCTTGTATTCAAAGACTTGAGTACCTATAGTATAGAACAGGCTGTAAAGTTTGTAGTACAAGCAACAGTCATAACTATGCAACACAGGGGTACATATACCCCTACAACCCAATAGGTAACAAATGACAAGTATTGTAGTATTTTTGTATATTTTAATTTTGGTTCTAAATTCTCTTTGCACTTCCACAAGGATAAGAAAGAGAGTTGGCAAGTTTTATCACGCAAGTTTGAAGTGTTTTGGTATAACACAGAAGACTCCACTGTTAACGTTGAGTCCCTGGGAGAGGGTAATGCCTAAACGAACAAGACTTTTATACCTCATTAAATCATTTACTTAGATGTAAATAAAAAATCAAAAAACAGTATTAGGCTAATAAGGTAAAAACATTATGGCAGTAATAAAAGAAGTAAACAATCCATCAGCAGGGACAGTACTTAATGCAGATAATAGTCCTGGTCTAGCTGCAGAAATAGCAGCAGGTAATCCTGGTCTTACAGGTGTTACTGTAAATGCTCAAGGAAATTACGAGTACGATGGTGTTGAGCTTACATCTGCAGGGGGTACTACTACTGTTGTAGACCTAAATTTAGCAACTGCTGAAGATAAAGCTGCTATCAAAGAACTTGCTGAGTTAACATTTTTGGCTCAAACTACTGGGGTAAATTCAAACACACTCAATGCTGCCTATGAAAAACTAGGTCTTGATCCAAATGATACTACAGTTTCTTCTACTTCTAATAAAATTTTAGAGGCTTCAGGATATACACCTGGAGTTACTAACGGATTCTTTGATGGTGTAGGTGGTTACACTGGTACTGACCAAGGTATTAATATTCTTATTGACAGGTATAAGGATATGCCCACTGATGAAGACTTGATAGCTGCAGGACTAGATCCTTCAGAATACACTGCTGTCCACAGTAATGCAGCAGAAGCTTTTTACGTAGAAGAAAAATTACTGGAAATGGGTCTTTCATCTGCAAATACCAACGCTGTTATGGGATCTACTGCAGGGTTTCTTGGAGGAAATTTAAGTTCTTTGGGTATGCAAGGAGCTACAAACATCCAAGATGTTCGTGATGAAAGTGATAGACTTTCAGGAACAAACAACAGCGAAAAGTTTTTAGACATCTATGAGTGGGATTTACTAAAGAAAAAGAAACCATTGAAACCAAAAGTACCTGGGTCAAGTGGTTTAACTGGAAACGTAAGTGGGATTAACCCCCCAGGTGGAGGTCAAATAACTGGAGGAAATGCAGGAAGTTTTGGTAATCCTGCTTATGTTAGTACTCCTCTTATTGGTAACGCTACACCTATCTACGACACAGGACTAACTGGCTTATCAGAAGTAACTCTTCCTAACTATTCTCAGGGTCTTCAAAACCAAGAAACAGAGTTTACAAACAGAGCAGCAACACAACAAAGTTACTATCAACCACAGACACAAACAGAGAAAGAAGCTTTAGCTGCTAGTGATCCAAACTATACTGCTCCTGCCTTTGAGAATGTTTTATACAGAAATAGATTTGGTATGACTCAGTACATCCAACACATTGATGGTGTGCCTAGTCAGCCTATTCCTCCTGGTTACTTTAGAGTAACAGGCTTTGGAACTGAGGACCAAGGGGCTGCTGCTACTGGAGGAAACCAGGGTGGAATGATACAAGGATTTAATGATGGAGCTATCGTAAACCCTGCAATAAACTTTCAACCTGGTGGTGCTGTTGTTGAACAGGATGGTGTATACAGGATCAAGTATCCTGATGGAACATATTCTCAGGGCTATGACACAGCCAATAATGCAGCCAACGCACTTAATATGGGTATGTCTAAGCTTGGTCTACCAGACTATAACACCTACCTTACTAATCAAGGTATTGATAGAAACCTTCCTGGTTATGATGAGACACAGTACAGAAATATGTATCAGGCTTATGTCCAAGATCCTGCTACTTTACAAAATATTAAAGATCAAGCTGCTGCAAAAGAAAAAGAAGATCTACCTCCCCAAACTGGGGGAATAAATCAAGGTCAACCTACAGAACAGACAACAGTTACTAGTGACGATCTAGCCCAGGCTCAAAGGGATCTCGTAGCCCAGGCTACTGTAGCTCCTGGTGGTTCTGTCGCTGCTGCACCTACTTCTTATATTAATCCTAATGCGTATGGTACGGTTACTGAGTCAACTGCAGGTCAAGCTATTGGTGTAGCTCCTATGGTGAGGAAAGATCAAGTAGCTCAGATTGGTACAGCTACAACTGCTGATGTTCCACAAAAGATTGGTGCAGGGCAAGTAGATGCTCAACAAGCCTACAGTGATATTCAGAATGCTACTGCAGGTATGGATGCTGCACAACTTAGTGCGCCTACAAAAACTATTGATGCTCAACAACAAGTTGGAACTTCTGTTTCAGGGCTTACTGAAGCAACAGGAACGTCCACTGATGTTACCAAACCAGACGCAAGAACTGTAGAAAAAATTGATGGAACTAGTGAACTTGTTTCTGGTACTGGTGTAGATCAAACAAAAGTAGGACAAGCTTTCGGAACTGGTGAGGTACAAGCTGCATCAGTTCAGAATGAGTTAGCAAATCTTATGGCTCAGTTTGATGATGGTCAAACACCTGCTTGGGCTGCAGGATCTATGAGGGCTGCATCACAGATGCTTGCTGCCAGAGGTCTTGGAGCTTCTAGTTTAGCAGGTCAGGCTGTGATCCAGGCTGCTATGGAAGCTGCTCTACCTATCGCTCAGATTGATGCAAGCAACAAACAGCAAGTAGCTTTAGTTAAAGCAGAACAAAGAGCTAAGTTTTTACAGCTAGACTTTGATCAAGAATTTCAAGCAAAGGTTGTCAATGCTTCTAAGATTTCTGAGATTGCTAACATAAACTTTAGTTCTGAACAGCAGATTGCTCTTGAAAATTCTAAGGCTGCTAACACTATGGAGTTGCAGAACTTAACGAATGAGCAAGCATTGATTATGGCAGAGGCTGCTGCGCTATCTCAGTTAGATACACAGAACCTAAACAATAGACAACAGGCTGCAGTTCAGAATGCTCAGAACTTTCTGCAAGTAGATATGTCAAATCTTTCAAACTCGCAGCAGACAGCCCTATTTAAACAGCAATCTTTAATTAGTTCTATACTTTCTGATCAGGCTGCAGCTAATGCTGCTCAACAATTTAACGCTACCTCAGAGAACCAGACTAATCAGTTCTTTGCTAACCTTGCAGCCTCAGTAAATCAGTTCAATGCTGCTCAGATTAATGCTATGAAACAGTTTAATGCTGACGAAGTAAATAGTTTACTGGAGTTTAACGCAGGGATTCAAAATCAGAGAGAGATGTTTAACGCTCAGAACTATCTAGTAGTTGCCCAGGCTAATGCTCAGTGGAGACAGAACCTTGCTACTATTAATACTGCTGCAGCTAACGAGGTAAACAGGGAATATGCACAGACAGTCAACGCACTTACTCTGAAAACTCTGGATGAGATATGGCAGAGAGAACGTGACCTGATGGACTACTCATTTACATCTAGTGAAAACTCTGCTGATCGTGCATTGAGTATTTTATTAGGTGATAAAAAATTAGACGCTTTAAGATTGGAGCTTGACTCGCAAGAGGATCAGGCTCTTGGAGGTCTTATGGCTAAGATATTCTTTTCTTCTGATGCCACATCTATTTTTTCATAATAGGAATAAGTAATGTATAGAGATCCTAGACAAACAAAACCAATGCCTAAACCCTCTGAAAGAGTAGGTAGTAAAAGAACTAAGTATAAGGCTTCCTCTGGAAAAGAGTTGGGGCAGAGTGCTCTCATGGATATTCCTGACAGGATAAAGCCAAAGCCCAAACCTAGCACTCCTCTAGATGCTGTGAATGGGTATCGAATGTCACTCGCACAAATGTCAAAGGCAAGCCCTCGCTCTGTGTCTGAGGGTTCTATTGTAGAGGAGGATGGAACAGAGTACTCCTATCCTGCAAAGGCAAAGGGTATGCTTAGTGAAGAAGCTATTGCTAAAGTAAATAGCATGGCAGAGAAATATGGTATAAGTGCAAATGATTTTTACAGGATCTTCCAGGGTGAGAGTGCAATGGACACAACAGCCCAGAGTAAAAGCACTAAGGCAGTAGGTCTTCCACAGTTTATGCCACTCCAGTTTGAAAAGGATGGTGTCTTTGATAAGCTAAACAAAGATATTACAAAAGAAGACGTACTAAAAATGTCTGATGTAGAGCAGCTTGGACTTTACGAGGAATATTTAGACTACTGGGATTATGATGGTAGTGTACCTCTAGCAATCCTCCAGGCAGCACCAGGTAAAATAGATAAGATAAAACAAAACCCTGATACTGTACTCTATAAAAAGAACTCTGCAGCCTGGGATAAAAATCCTGGGTGGAGATCAGATGGAGATGGTGATATCACAGGGAGATCTGTTATGGAATATTTTGAGAAAGTTAATAGGTAATAAACATGGCACTACCAACGATGAATCCCCAAGCTGCAAAAGTATTTAAACAACCAGTCATGGGTGATACCAGACCCCCACCAAAACCTAAACCACAACCAAAGCCTAGCCCTAAGAGCAAGGGCAAGCCAAACCCAAAGATATTTGAAAGACCTATTCCTGGTCAGTCTCTTACTGCTGAACCAAAGGGTAGGCCATACGAAAGACCACCAGAGATTAACGATCCTGAAGATGCTTTGCGTTATCACTTAACCAGGCTCAATGATGTAGAATCCCTGGACACTGTGATGCTTCTTTTACAGAAGGGTGTTGACGTAAAGAGTTTGACTGAGGGTATTCTGAGGGGTGCTGTGTCTGAGGGTATTCACAGCATTGATGTAAGTTTAACTATTGCTCCTACTGTCCATGAGTTTATTGAGACTGTAGCTGATGAAGTTGGTGTGTCGTATAAGACAGGCTTTGAGAAGGGTGAGCAGGAAGAGGATGATAAAGAGATGGCTTTAGTTCAGAGTATGCTTGCTAAGTCTAAAGGTAAAGCACCTGCACCCAAGGCTGCTCCAAGAGAAGAGCCTAAACAACAAATGGAAATGAATCTTGGTGAGCCAGAGGCTGCACCTAAAGGTCTGATGGCGAGGGTATAAGTATGGGATTTTTAGCAGGTGTACTAGAAGAGGCTAATCGCCAGGAAGACGCAGCAACTAGGGCTGAAGAGTTCATGATGTCTCAGTTGGATAAGTTAAAGGGTGTCATTATTCCTGAGTTAATGCAAAAAATAAAGACTAGGACAGAGAATGCTGCAGAGACAAAAGCTAGAATTGATTATGCACAAACTCTAGGTCTTAGTGAACGATCTGCGTATGCACTAGAAGTTACTGGTCAACTTGAGTATGAGTTACCTGCCCTAGAAAAAGTAGGAAAAAATAAAATAGCAGAAAACTTTATAAAAACTCTTGATGCTACAATCACTAATCAAATAGACAATGATGAAGATATTGCTAAAGGAATCTCAGCAGGTATCGCTGCGATGAAAAAGAATATGACTGCTCAAGATAGTACGAATGCTTTAATGAAAGCTATGTATGCTACAACGAGGGATGAGTTTGAAGATGCTATGGAAGGTGTTACAGTCAAAACTATTACTATGCCTGAAGTAGAAGACTTTGAATATAGACCTACTGGAGGTAGATCACAAATTGAATCGTCTGAATTAAGTAGAATGGATCAAAGAATTGCACAGTCTCTTCAAACTACTTTTGGTCAAGGGTATACAGTAGATCCTCAGAAAGAAGGAGGACTAGGTTATATTTCTTTTCAAGATGATGATCTAAGTAGACTCTTTACTAAATTAGCAGAAGAGGCGAGACTAAGAGCAACTTCTGCTGAACTTGGGGTGGGTGGAAGTCCTTCTCAAGTTTCTCTATTCATAGGTCAAACTTTACAAAATGCTAGACAAACAAATCCCACAACTCAGCAAACAGTCGTAAGTGAACCTCTATCAATTTTTAATAACTTAGATAAAATTCTTGCTAATCCTGGTGGATTTGACTGGAGTTCTTTACCAACAACAAACTTACGTACCCCAGAGGATGATAACTTAAATGAGTAATCAGCAAGAACTATTTGGATTTACTCCTGAAGGTCTTCAACAGGAAGTCGATAAGGTTCTTCCTAAGAAAACCTCAGATGATGAACTCGTTTTCTCTAATGAGAGTTATGTTAGTAACGCTGAAGGCAAAACCTTTATGGAGTTACTAGGTGATCCTGAGTTTGAAAATGATTTAAGATTATTTTTTAAGAACCATGATCTGTACACAATGTCTGATGAAGAAATTGAAAAGGTGGGTATAACCCAACTAGCAAATGATTTTGTAGAGCATATTCGTTTTCAAGACATGAATGAGTATGTAGCAGTACAAGACTTATTATTTTCTCAGAGGCCAGAAGAAGAAGTAGATCCTGAATCTATTCTTGCATTTGGTAGACTAGACCATGCCTTAGAAGTTTCTGAAGGGGGTGGTACTGGTTTTGCAGAAACATTTAGTGATTACTTTAGAGGCTTTGCATCCTCTCCTACTACTGCCACAACAGTGGGTACTCTTGGGTATGGAGTATGGACTAAACTTGCTGCATACTTTGGAAAGAGGGGTACTCAATTAGCTCTTAAAAAACAACTAAAGGGTTTACTGAGAGAGGGTATTACAGACGAAGTAATTAAAAAAACTTTAAAGAAAAATGTTTTAAAGGACGCAGTAATAAGTAAGGACAATCTACTTAGCACTGGTTTTGATACTGGGGTTGCTGTTTTACACAGTGGTGCTCAAGGAGAAACAAGAGAAAATACTAGACCAGGCTACGAGTATACAATGGGAGATGTTATTCGAGATGCAGCACTACAGGGATCACTGCAGCATGTAGTAGGAACTGGTGCTAAGTCCTGGGATAATTATAATTATAATAAGTCAGTTGATGGCTTACTTGAAATGACTAAGAAATCAGAAGAGTTTACTAAAGCACAGAGAAAAGCTGCATTTAAAACTTTTAAAAATGGAAGTTCAGAAAATATAAATGAACAGGCTAGTTCAATAGCAGAACTTGTGTCTATCTTTGAAGCTAGAAGTCAGGGTAAACCAGTAGACTTAGCAGAGCTAGATAAGAGTTCTGTAGAACGAGGTAAAGAATTATTTCAACAGATGCTATCTGATCCAAGCGATGCTGTTATAACACCTGGTTTAAATCTAGATACCATTAGGGGTGTAACTGCTGCAGGTATAGAGTTAAGAGAAGTCTTAAAGAAGTATGCTACACCTGGTAAAAGAATTTCACAGATTGTTTCTGATGCTGTGTCTGCAGGAGACTTTACACCTCAACAATTGGTAGCAATTAGAACTAAGTATGGTTTAAGTACAGATGAGTTAGGCTATCTTTGGTTAGCAGAATTTTCTAAAGCAGGTTCAACTCTTGCAGAGGCTGCTAACCTTACAAGATTTGTGCAGCAAGAATTTACTCAACTTGCTAAAGGAGGTATTGAAACTCCCAGTGACAGAGCAGTGGCAGAGATTATTGATCCTCTTATCTCAGCAGATAAAGTACGTGATATTGATAACTTTACAATTGCCCTAATGACAATTCAAACTGGTACAACTGGTGCAAACGTTTTATCAGGTGCATTTAGATTAGGTGTTGCTAATACTTTAGATCAAACATGGGATGTTCTTGGCACTACTCTGTATGGTTTAAGTAAGGGTCAGCTACCAGACAAAAACTGGTTAGGGAGTGTCTTATCAAATGTAAAGAGTATGACCTGGGGTACATCTGAAGCCAAACTTTTAGATGAGTTATTCAAAGCTGACATGCCTAATGCGTACCAAGAATTATTTTATGACACATCTAGAATTTTAGAAAGTGCAGGTAATGGTAGAGGAAAACTGAATACAGTAGCCAGAGCTTTAAATGCTTTGAACACTGGAACAGATGCTGTTCTAAAACAAATGGCTTTCTACGCCTCCATTGATAAACAGTTAAGAGCACTAGGAGATACTACGACAGGTAGGGGAAACATTTCAGAATTTCTACAAAACTATTCTAGTATCCAAGAATTGCCAGAAGGTGTCGTAGCAAAGGCTATGCAAGAAGCTAAAGAAGTAACCTATCAAGTTACTTACAAAGGAGATGAAAGTTTATTTGGTCAGGGTGCAACTCAACTTCAAAAGTTACACTTTGAATATCCAGGTCTTGTATCTAAAATATTTGGTATTCCTTTTCCAAGGTTTGTAGCTAATCACTTAGAAACAGTAGGTGACTATACAGGCATTGCTCACGTTGCTTATGGTATTGAGAAGGGTGCAAGGACAATGTTTCCCTGGGCAAAACCTGAGAATAAATATTTTACTGATGCCTACAAGTCTGGGAAAGACAGGTGGAAAAGAAGTATGACAGGCTTTAGTCTATTTGGTATGGGAGCCTACTCAGCATTTGCAACAGATGGAGAGAGTCCATACGACAGAGATGTTCTTGCTCCCTTGTCAGAAAAGATTTTAGGTGACATGTCACTAACAGAGCAGGACTATTCCAGATCTTTAGCTACTTTTTTAGCTCCTGTTTTCTTAGGAGATTTTGCTGCACGATGGTATATGGGTCAAAGAGAATTTAAACTTACTGAAGCTGACGAAGAAGTATTTAAAGAAATGCTAGGAGGTATGGCAGAGGTAGGGTTTGATGCAGGTCTTATAGAAAATTTACGAGTTGTGTATGAAGAAGGAACAGGTAACGTACCACAAGGTTTACAAACCTTTTTAGGTGATCAACTTGCTTTATTAACTTATGCCACAAAACCTGCTTCTGATATAATGAGAAATGCTGAGTATTACAGGTCAGGATCTCCCTATGTAAAAGATTATTATGGAGGAGATCCTACAGCACCTTCTACATTTGGTGAAAGAACTTGGTGGGAAAGTATAGCTACAAGAGGTCTTGCCTGGAACAGAGCGATGAGGTTTGTTCCTGACTTAGGTGGTATCCAGGGGATGTCAGATGATATTAGACCTGGAAAGGTAGCAGAGGCTGATGGTTTCTATGCAGTAGCAAACTATAATGGTACGAGTAAATATAGAACTGGTGGGTTTAGCCCTATAACAAGTCAGTTTGGGGTAAACACTGAGGCTCCCTTAAATGATTTTGAAATTGAATTAAATAAGGTGGGAATTGTACCTTGGAAAACTATCAGCAAAAGTTCTACAGATAGAAACCCTATTGTAGACCAACTTAAAAAACAAATTCTTTCCATAGGTTTAAAAACAAGAGGTGGAGAAAGACTTCAGGTTTCAATCTCTGAACAATTCGATGTCTTTAAATCAACACCTTTAAAAGATTTAGGTGGAATAACCTATGATGAAATAACAGATCCAAGAACCAGAGAACTAGTCCTTACTAAATTCATGGAGTCCAGAGTTAAAGTAGCAGAAAATATGGCTTCTGATATTTATGTTGCAAGAATGCAAAACCCTGAGTACTACAGTAGACAGTTGACTGGTTTTATAAGACACATGTACTCCCTCGAAAAAAGAAAGTTAGGCAAACAAAAATATTCTTTTGATGATGTAGTAAAGTTTGGTATGCAGAACACCAAGGTTGGACAAGCCTTAAGACTTAAAGGATATGACTACACTAACTCTAGAGATTATATTGTAGACGCTGCATCTGTAGAAGATGAAGTACATCGAAGAAATCTTTTACTTAGTGAGTGGCTACCTGCGTTTAAGGAAGCCAATAACATTACTGTTGAAACAGAACAGAAAGTACAGAGATAAAAAAACCCCCAGGGATTAACTGGGGGTTTAGTTTAAGACGGTTTATCTTTAGTCTTTTTATGATCAAGCATCAGGTATGAATAACAAAATGCTTGAGTAACGATCTCGTCTGATCGTATATACTTCCCAGATGAAGCCAGTAAACCTGAAAGTGCTGCACCTGCGAAGTAATCCCTAGTCGCTATGTCACGAATGGGAATCTCTTTTTGAGTAAACTCTTGGGCCTCCTGCTCAAGGGTTTTCTTTTTTGTGGGCTTACTCATTCTCTTCCTCTGCTTGTTCAATCAAGAACTCTATCATGTGCTTTGCCTTGTAGAGATCCTGGATACCATTCTTATTCCTCCAACGAGAAATATATTTGACAACAGAACCCTCGCAGAAGTCTAGCTCGTTAGCCAGGATGTAATCAATAGGTTCTATGGCAAGGCTCTGGTAGTGTGTGCCACCCACTTGTTTACTTTTAGCACTCATACTTTCACCACATGTCTTGCGTGTTCTTGAACGTAGTCTAGAGGAAGGATAGTCATTAGATCATCTCTGCCTTTTCGTGTGTGTAAACCAAAGTCATCTCTGTAAAACTCAGTACACCTCTCTCTTAAATCGTCAATAATATCTTCAGGTCTTATTAAATAAAAAGAGTCAGATGATCGTACTGCTATCATCCTGTCGATACCATTAGGAACACCCCAACCCTTTTGAGGTTGCATGTTTGGTGGTCTTCTAACTGTTTTTAATTCCCACCAGATTGTAAAATCTATTGGGCCTCTTCTGTTCTTTCGCTTTGCAGCCTTGACATCAACTCTGCCAAACTCTTTATCCAGAACATCCCAGTGTTCATTACGATCCTCAGTTAGTGTAGCCTTTCTTATAAAATTATTTCCACGCAGAGCTATAAACTGATCTTCTGCTGCTCTACCTTCTTCAAAATTACCTGCGTTCTTAAATCTTTTGTTCACTTGCCTTGTCCTCTGTATGGTTTTGTAGCTCTACGCTTATGCTTATTCAAAGAACCAAACTTAATAGAAGATAATCTTTTTGACTGAGAAGTTTTCTTCTTAGTGGGTTGATGAGAGTTAGCTGCTGCACCTACAATTTGTACTTTAGCCATGATGTTTTCTCCACTGTAGTTCTGCGAGTAGCATAGTTTGCTCGTAGTCAGACATTACCATCCAGTTGCGTATTTCGTCAACAGTTCTTTTACATCCTTTGCAAAAGCCATCATCATCTATTTCACACACAGTCAGACAGGGTGATGGAGTGCTCCCATATCTAGGAGCAATCCTTCTTCTTACATGAGGTATACTCATTCACACTTACGAAGACCTGTGTTAGGATCAAAGTAACAGGCTCCTCCCTCGTCTACAAAGTCCTGAGTCTCCTCAATGTCATCCTCCTGGGCTACCTCTTCAGAAGTAGAAGCGTTAAGAATACCATATCGTTTACCTGCTGCTCTGAATGTTGTGCAGCCAGAGGCTCCACCATCGTATGCATCCATGTAGACTTGCTTGAACTCTTCCCAGGTTACGTCCTCGCCTGTGTTGCAAGTCTTTGAACAGGCTGAGTCCACAAAACGAGATGCTACATTAAGAACTTTTACGTGATCAAAAACAGATAATTCATCTGCTGTTTTACCCTTAACTCCAAACCATTTGAAGCCATAGTCCTCTACTCGTTCAACCTTGGGTCCATCGAATGTCTGGATAGTTCTGTCGTAGTAATGGGAAAAGACTGGTTCAATACCTGAAGAGATGTTGTCTGCTGAGAGACTGATAGTTCCTGTTGGTGCAACAGAAAGAAGATGACTGTTACGAATACCACACTCGCTAATGAGATTACGTATGTGAGAAGGAAGAGACTTAGCAAAGTCAGACTCAAGGTAAGCCTGAGTAAATAAAGGAAAGGGTTCTTTCTCCAAAGCCAGTTCAACAGAGGTAGTATATGCGACATCCCTAATTACTCCCATAATTTCTTCTAAAGTTTTTAGGAATCTTTCACTACCATACTCAAATCCCAGTGCTTCAATTGCGTTAGCAACACCAGTAACACCTAGCCCCATACGCCTTTTGCTTTTAGCTTCTATCTCTTGTTCCTTTAGAGGGTAGGTTGCTCTATCTACGACATTATCCATAGCTCTAACGACATGAGGTATGTCATTACGAAGTTGGTTCATATTGAACACGTACTTGTCATCGTGTTTTAGTACGTACTTAGTCAGGTTAAACGAACCAAGAAGACATGCACCATTAGGAGGAAGTGGTTGTTCACCACAGGGATTAGTGGCTGCAATTGTTTCACAGTAGTGTAGGTTATTCTTCTGATTAATACGATCAATAAATAGAATACCAGGCTCTGCCCAGTCCCATGTAGAACGTAGGATCTGATCCCATAATGCAGTAGCACTTACTGTCTTGTAGACTACACCCTCAAACTGCAAATCAAAGTCTGTGTCTTCCTTGACTGCTTTCATAAATTCATCAGTGACACCTACAGATATGTTGAACTGTGTTAGGTTATCACTGTTGTTCTTTGCTGTAATAAATTCTTCAATGTCTGGATGATCTACACGTAGCACACCCATCTGTGCACCACGTCTGTGTCCTGCAGAAGAAATGGTATCACACACAGCATTAAAGATTCCCATGAATGACAGAGGACCAGAGGACTTAGAGTCCAAAGATTTAATCAGTGCTCCTCGTGGACGTAGCGTTGAGAAGTCATAACCAATACCACCACCTAGTCTCATTGTTTCTGCTGCACGTCTTGCAGCATCCATGATGCCATCCATACTATCTTTAATAGTTGTAGATACAAAGCAGTTGTAAGGTGTCACACGTCTTGGTGCTCCCATTGCAGACTGAACCCTCCCTGCAGGAAGGAAGCGTTGATTGTACAAAATGTTTCTAAAGTTATTGAAGTGTGCCTCGTTATCCTTCAATGCTTCAGCAACTCTAGTCATTGCATCCTTAAATGATTCTCCCTGGCCTCTATACTTCATGGCATGTATCTCTTCTGAGATAGGTAGTGTTGGTCCATAGTCCTGTTCTATGTTTGGTATATTCATCTGTAGTCTCCTGATCCTTTTAATTTCCCACGTTTTTCTCTGCTGTCGAGCTTCTTCATATTTTCTTTTACAACATCATTTAATTTTATATCTAAAAGATTTAGTATAGCTATAAAGTAAAAGAACATATCCCCTGCTTCAAGTGTGACACCTTGTTTATCTAAGGGTGTGTCATCCCTCTTATGTTTCTTGAGCTTCTCAAAGAACTCACCTGTTTCTCCTATCAGACCCATAGTATTCTCTAAGAACCTTTTATCACCAGAGGTAATCATTTTGTTTTCTACCCACTCAGCATAATCATCTAAGTCTACTGGTTTATTTTCTTGAAAGGCATCAAAGTATCCCATGTCTTCAAGGTCTTTTTGCGTTAACATTATTTCTCCTTTGCATCTATCTCTATAATTTTAACATCGTCTAAATCATATATGGTGTCTCGAATTATTTCTTCAAGACTCTTCTTTAAACTATCTGAGGCAATAAAGTTTGCTTCAGGTTCTACATCCAATAACATTGTTATTTCAAACAACACAGGAACCTCCAAGTTATATAGACTAAAACACATACGTCAATCTATTCTTTTGACCAATCGTCAGGAATAGATTTCTCAGCGTACTGAAAGCCATACTTTTTACACCAGTCTGCATAGGAAGACTTAGCACCCTTGTATAACTTTGCTCTACTGTTTTGAAAAACAAAACGAATATCTAAATCAGGAAATTGTTTTGCTATCTCTTTGTGCTTACGTCTATCGTTTGCTACAAATCGTCCCTTGGTTTCTATGATTATACCATTGGACAAAACGAAGTCAGGTGTATAAGTTCTTACTTTTAAATCAACCCACCTGATCTTTTCTTTTTCATACGTAAACTTAATTCCTTTGGATCGTAACTCTTTTGCTACATCATCCTCAAAGCCAGAGCGATACCCTGCCTTGAGTGCTGATGCTCTATACTTCTTGCTCATTGTACGTAAAATCCTCTGGGACATTGGGTGTTTTAACCACGTCTACCAGGAGGACATCACCATTGCCATAAACAAATCTCCTGGCTTCAGGCCAACACTTCTTGTTGAACTCACAGAATCCACAGGAGGGATGAAGCTTTGTATTAGGGCTTGTCTTTGATTGTGGTACTGGATCAAAACCTCTGTCAGGTATACCACCCTTTACCATTTCTTTTACTTGGTTTATTTCTTTTTCTTTTTGTTCTAACTCAGGAGTAAAGTCATACATATCCAGGCAGATACCACCACCTACTTTATCAACAACAAGAAACGCACCATGAGTTTTGTTTGTTACCAGTGGATCATCCTTGGCTGCGTAGACATAAGAACTTAGCTGACTGATGTAACCAAATGGATCTTCTTCCCTGAGATTACCTTCAACAAACTTTTTAAATGAGTAGGGAGAGGCAGACTTTACATCAATAGTCATACCATCAATCACTGCATCCCTGTGTCCTGCTAGGTCATTGATCCTCATTCGATCTTGTTGACCTGTAACTTTGTGACCAGATGCTTCTACGATAGCAAGAACTAATTCTTCTATCATGTCTCCATAAAAGAACTTCAGCAAGTCTGAAGGAGACAGTGCTCTAGCTACATTAGTCTCGTTAATCTTGTACCAAAGTTTTCTTTTACATGGGCTACCAATAGAGGAAAACGACAGATACCCTCGTGGTTTCTGTGGTGCTCTGAATCTTGAGGTAGCTGCTTTGCCAATACGATCACCCATCTTTAGGCTTAGTAAATGATCCCAACCCTTGAGTCCAAGTATTGTGTCTTCCATATCTTTGACGAGTGTTTTTATATTGGGCATTGTATATCCTTATGTGTATACGCCCCCACCTAAAAAATGAGAAAAAAGGTGAGGGCGTTTTCTTCTAGGGGAAGGAAACAGGAAAACCTAGAAGGGTATTGAGTCCTGTGGTTCTTCTTGGGAGGTGGAAGATGTAGAACCACCAGAACTATCAGAGTGATCTGTGAACATTGAGCCTGGTTGGGAGGAACCACCCTCTGATTCATAGACCACATGATCTAGGATCTGTAGTCCTAGAAGTCGTGAGCCTGTACGTGGACTGTTCTTTCCACTGTACAGTTCAATCTTTACAATACCTGTACTGCCATTACCAATCAAACCATTGTCTTCTAGATCCCAGGCTTTACCAGTAATGTCTGCCACGATGGGTGCTCCACCCTGCCAGTCGTAGTTTCCTTTGTGAGGTCTATCGAAGGTGACTTTGAAACCACCATCTTCCTCTTTAAATTGTTTTTGAAGACCTGCTTTTTGCAAACCCTTCATCGTTTCTTTATCAGTTATCACTGTAACTTTATAAGCACCCTCTGTCTCAGAGTGAAAATCTGCACGATCACGATTAGTCTCAAAGACTTTTGCCCAGTGTATCGTACCTTTAACGTCATGTTGTGTTGATGGCATACTGCCCTCCTTTGTTTTAATATATTATACTTAGGGTCTATGACCCTATATGTCAATGGGTTTCAGCCCAATTTTTTCCTATGTCGTATGACCCAGGTGTAGGAATCTTGAACCCTAGCTCCTGGCCTACGTCAAGCATGGCCTGTGCCTGTATCTGTCCAAGTAGTTCAGCCTCTTCCTTTGTGCCTGTTACTTCTACTTGGTACTCATCATGGATAAAGCCAACCATCTTAAATCTGATTCCTTCCTTACGTGCTATGTCGTGCCAACGCAGGAGGGTGTACTTCATAAGACAAGCCTCACCATTCTGTAGGATACCTGCCAAGGCTTTGTGGGTACTGGGTACATTTACCCTGCGTCCATCGTAACCCTTGAACCAACCATTCTCTCCAACTTGTTTGATATATTTATTCTTTAGATCATATAATCCTCCAATGCTCATCTCAAAACGAGTACGTGCATCCTGCGCTTCCTTCATGCTGACCTTGAGTATCTGACCAGTCTTTGCTACCCCTGCTCCTAGTAACCAAGCATAGATAAAAGTCTTTGCCATATCTCTTGTACCATTGGGTACATCCAAAGCATTCTTGTTGACGTTGTGTATGTCTGTCTCGTTTTCTTTCTTACCCTTCATGATAGCCTGGGCATACTGATCTTCACCATACATACGCCAGAGGTAGTCAGCCAGTACTCGTAACTGAATACCGTCAGCATC